CTTCCCTGGCAATAGCACCACCACGGCGCTGCTCGCCTCTGCCTCCTGCGCCAACACCGCCGCCGCCACCGGCTCCGGTGTCGACCTGAAGGACTACGAAGGCCCCGTGGTCATCGTGCAAAACCACGGCACCGGCACCGGCACGCTGGACGGAAAGATTCAGGACAGCGCCGACAATTCGTCCTTTGCCGACGTGGCTGGCCTCACCTTCACGCAAAGCACCACCACGGCCGACATCCAGCAGATGGTTGTGCAGAGCAAGCAGGTGCGCCGCTACATCAAATATGTGGGCACGGTAGTCACCGGCCCGCAGGTCGTGGGCGTGTCCATGACCGGCGTGAAGAAAAGCGTCTAACGGCAGCTAACACAGCCCAACGCGCAGCCATGTTTGTAGAAGACCTCACCCCGTTTTTTGACACCAACAGCGTGGGCGTCAGCATCGCCACCGTTGGCGGTGTTGCGGGTGTGGGTGTGCAGTTCTCCAACGGCTACGCGCTGGGCAATGTTGGCGCTGTTGGCATGGCCGGCAGCCAGCCCGCTATCACCCTGCCCGATACCGCTGTGCCGGTCGACCCTGTTGGCAGCGCGGTGGTCATCACCGCAGGCCACGGGGTTGGCAGCTACCTGGTGGCTGCGTCCGAGCCAGATGGCAGTGGCATCACCGTGCTGCTTCTGGAGTCCGCCACATGACCACGCTGGTTGCCACCGCAGTCACCGCCATCATCGCGGCGCTCAACGCCGGCACGCCCGTGGCCACCCAGATCGCCCGCGTGCGCCTGCGCCCCATGGCCCAGGCACAAGCCCAGGCCGTGGTGGTGCGCCCGCTGCAGTCTGAAGTGCTTGAAACGTCTCTCTATCCCAACCTGCCGGTGAGCTGGACCAGCGCCATCAGTGTGGAGTGCTACGCCCGGTCCGGCGTGGCCACCACGCCCGACGTGGCGGTGGACTCGCTGGTGGAGGCAGTGTATGCGCGCCTCATGGCAGACCCCACGCTTGGCGGCGTGGTCCTGTCCCTGCAGCCGCAGTCACTCACCTGGGACTTTGACGCAGATGGCGAGCAGACCACCTGCGCAGCCTTTGTCTTTACGGCCCGCCAGCGTGCGGTGGCCGCCACCTTTACCTGATTTAACCGGAGACCATCACCATGGCATACAACTTTCCCGAAGGCTCGAAATTCCAGTTTTCGACCACATTCGCCAGCGCCAAGACCATCAGCGCGCTGAGCAACGCCAACCCCGCCGTTGCCACCTCCACCGCCCACGGCTACTCGGCCCTGGACGAAATCCTGCTCACATCGGGCTGGGAAGACGCTACTAACTCCATCTTCCGCGTGGCGGCGATTGACGCCAATAGCTTCGGCGTGTCGGGCCTCAACAGCTCCAACACCACCTACTTTGGCGTGGGCACCGGCACCGGCTCGGCGCAAAAGATCAGCGGCTGGACGGACATCCCCCAGGTGCTGTCCATCAGCAACAGCGGTGGCGATGCCCGCTTCACCACTGTGCAGCCACTGGCCGCACGCAACGGCCTGCAGATCCCAACCGGCTTCAACGCTGCATCCACCACGCTCACGCTGGCGCATGACCCGGCCCTGGCCGCGTACATCACCATGCTCGACCTCTCGCGCTCCTTCACCAAGGTGGCATTCCGGGTGGTGGGCGCAGGCGGCACCAGCTACGGCTACGGCTACATGAGCGTGTCTGAAAACCCGCAAAAGCAGAGCGGCCAGGTCGACCAGGTCACCTGCGCCATCAGCATGATCGGCCGCCAGATCAGCTACTAAGAGTTTCGCGCAGCCTCACCGCTGCGCCACCGAACGCGCACGGCAGGGTGGTTTCTTTCATTCCCCACCCGCCCGGTTTTGCCCGAGCTTGGCACGCCGTGCGCCCCTTCACACCCTCGGGCTGCATTTATAGATCGGGCAAACACCGTGGCAATCAAGATTCAAGTCTCAGACACCGTTGGCTTCAAAGTCAAAGGCACCATCAACGACGCAGCGGGCACGCCCCAGCCGTTTGATTTCAAACTCACCTGCGTGCGGCTCGACACGGACGCACTATCCGCCAAGATCAAGAGCGACGGCAGCATCACCGACTTTTTAGTCGACGTGGTGCGCGACTGGGCCGACGTGAAAGACGACGACGGCAAGCAGATCCCCTTCAGCGTGGACGCGCTGCGCCAGCTCTGCGCCATCCCCGGCGTGGCGGTTGTGGCCTACCGCACCTACACCACCGAGGTGGGAGCCAAAGAAAAAAACTAGCCGCGCTCGCCCGAGCGCTGGCCCTGCAAAACACCACCCCCAACGAACCCACCGCACATGACCTGGCCAACCCCTTCATCGCTGCCATCATCGCCGCCCAGGGCGATGCCGAGCCTGCGCCCGATGAGCTGGAGTACCTGTGGCCGTGCAACGTGGCCGCCTGGGACGTGTGGTGCGACGTGCAAACCCAGTGGCGACACGGCATGGGCGGCGCCACCGGGCTCGACTATGCCGGGGTGCGTGCGCACCTGGATGAACTGGGCCTATCTGGCGAAGAGCGCAGCGAAGTCTATGCCGGCATCCGCGCAGCAGAGCGCGCCACCCTCGAAGCCCGCGCCGAGCTGGCCGAGCAAGAGCAACAAGCCAAACACTGATGGGGATGCCGCGCCATGGCTGATGTAGGCATCAAGATCCGCGCCACCGACGAAGCCTCCGGCGTCTTCAGCAAGGTTGCCGCCGAGGCGGGCAAGCTGCAGGGCTCGGTGGCATCGGTCGGCACCAGCTTTGCTGCCCTGGGCACGGCGGCTGTGGCCGGCCTGTCGGTCATCAGCTTCGCCACCAAGATCAAAGACGCCATCGACATGGCCGACAGCTTCAACAAGCTCAGCCAAAAGACCGGCGTGGCCGTGGAGTCGCTGTCCAAGCTGAACTACGCCGCCGGGCTGGCCGATGTGTCGACCGAGGCACTGTCCACCGGGCTCAAGAAGCTCAACGTCAACATCAGCGCCGCTGCGGGTGGCAGCGCCGAGCAGGCCGCCGTGTTCAAGGCGCTGGGCATCAGCGTCAAAGACGCCGCTGGCAATGTGCTGGGTGCCGACAAGATCATGGCCAAACTGGCCGACTCCTTTGCCGAAAGTGGCGACGGCGCCAACAAAGCCGCCGTGGCCGTGGCCCTGTTTGGCAAGGCGGGCACTGACCTGATCCCGCTGCTCAACGCCGGCAGCAAAGGGCTGTCCGACATGGGTGACGAGGCTAAAAAGCTCGGCATCGTCATGGGCGCAGACTTTGCCAAGAACGCCGAAGAATTCAACGACAACCTGCACAAGATCAGCCTGGCAGGGCAGGGCCTGTTCGTCACCCTGGGGGGTGACCTGGTCAAGGGCCTGGGCGCCACCGTCAAGGCCATGGCCGAGGCATCGCTCGAGGGCGGCAAGCTCGCCGCGGTGATCGCCGGCATCCAGACCCTGTTCACGGGGGACGACCAGTACAAGAATGACAAGGCGCTGGTCGAGCAGACCGAGCTGATGCTCTCGCTTGAAAAGTCGCTGGGCGTGGCCCGCGCCAGTGGCAACGCCGCCTACATCAAGAGCCGCGAAGACGCCCTGGCTGCAGTCAATGCCGAAATCAAGGCCACCATGAGCTACCGCAAGGTGCTGCAGGGTGCAGCCGACGACAAAGCCGCAGCCGAAAAACCCAAGCCCACGCAGGACAGCGCCGCCATCAAGGCCGCCGCTGCGTCCATCGCCAAGCGCACCAACGCCCCCAAGGAAACCGGCAACGCCTTCGCCGCTGAGCAAGACGCCGCCAAGGAATGGGCCAAGGCCCTGGAGTCCGCCGGCAAGGCCAGCGACGAGCTGGTAGCCAAGAACCTGGACCTGAGCAAGAGCCAGGCCGCGCTCAAGACCTACATGGAGTCCGCTGCCGCCGCCATCAACGAAAAGACCAACCCGGCCATGAACGACATGGTCAAGGCCGCGTATGAGGCCAACATCGCGCTGGAGGCGCTGGGCAAGCTGGCCGACGTGATCGAGGCGCAGCAAAAGCGCACCAGCACCGCCGAGGACGAAACCCAGAAAGAGCGCGAGCGCGTGGCAGCCATCGGCCTGACCATCGAGGCCGTGGCCAACCTCAACGCCACCCGCCTGGAAGAAATGGCCACCGCCAAAGAGCGCACGCTGCTGGCCGCCCAAGAAATTGACCTCAGCGGCGAACTGTCCGACGCCATCAAGGGCGAAGTCAAGGCCCTGCGCGAGCGTGCCGCCCTGATCCGAACCGGGGCAGAAAAAGAAAACGCAGTCGAGGCCGCCAAGGCCGCATCAGAAGAATGGAAGCGCGGCTGGGAACAAACCGACCAGCTCGCCCGCGAAGCCTTCACCGCCTGGGCCGAAGACGGAAGCAGCGCCGCCAAGAAGATTGGCGACACGCTCAAGAAGGCCCTGCTCAGCGCCATCTACGAAGCCACCCTCAAGCCCATCGCCTTCCAGCTGTACACCAGCGTGGCCGGCGGCGGTGGTGCGGGCAACGCCGCACTGCAGGCCGCCAGCGGCGCATCCAGCGCATCCAGTGGTCTGAATATCCTCGGCTCCGCCGGCACCCTGTTCGGCTCGGGCTTCAAGGCCGGCCTGGGCGCCGTGTTTGGCGAGGCAGGCACCATGGGCGGGCTCTCTGCCGGCACTACGGCCATCGGCGCGGGCAACCTGGCGGGCGGCTTCGGCACGCTGGCCGGCACTGCGCTGCCCTGGATCGCCGGTGCCGCAATCCTCAAGAGCCTGACCGACTACAAGATCGACGCCAAGGGCAACGGCATCACCGCCACTGTGGGCGGCGCCAACGGCCTGCCCAGCGGGCAGGTGGGTGCGTTTGCAGAATTCCAGCAGACCGGCGGCCTGGGCGGTGGCGGCACCACCACCAACCGCAGCTGGTCCGTGGCCGACCAGTCGGTGGCCACCTACATCACCGCCAATGTGCAGGCCATCACCGCGGCCAACAAACAATACGGCGCCGCCCTGGGCCTGACCACCGACGCCATCGACGGCTTCACCAAAAACATCGAGGTCAACCTGACCGGCCTCGACGCTGCTGGCCAGAAGGCGGCCATCGATGCCGAGCTGGCCAAGTTCAGCGCCGACCAGATCACCGCTACCTATGGCGATGCGCTGGCCTCCGTCGCCAAGACCGGCGAGACCACTGGCGCCACGCTGGAGCGCCTGGCCACCGACCTGTCCTCCGTCAACAGCACCTTCGACGCGCTGGGCTATACCCTGTATGACGTGTCCGTGGCCGGCGCAGCGGCAGCCTCTGGCCTGGCCAGCGCCTTTGGCAGCCTGCAAAACTTCCAGGCCCAGACGCAGGCCCTGTTCCAGAACTTCTACACCGCCGACGAGCAAAAGGCCAACGCCGTCAAGAACGCCACCACCACGCTGAACGCCGCCGGCATCACCGACTTCAGCGCGGCCGATATTTCCAACGCGAGCCGCGAGCAGATCCGCGCCGTGGTCGACCAATATGCCGCCAAGATCGGCACCGCAGACGGCGACAAGAAATACGCCGCCGTGGTCACCGCGGCCAACAGCATCTCCAGCTACGTGGCCACCTTTGACGACAAGCCCAAGGCCCCGGCTGAATCGACAGGCTCTAGCGGCGGTGGTGGCGGTGGTGGTGGTTCGTCCCCCGTGCAAGACGCCGCCCTGAGCGCCTGGCAAGACGCCACCGACGCCATCGTCAAGACCATGGGCGACCTGCGCACCACGCTGGTGGACTCGGGGCCTGATTCCTTCACCAAGCTGCAGGCCCAGTTCGCCATCGAGACCGCCAGCGCCAAGGCTGGCAACCTGGCCGCCGCGCAAGACCTGCCTGCGCTGGCCAAGTCCCTGGTGGATGCCGGCAAGTCGTTCAACACCACATCCGTGGCCCAAAGTCTGCTCACCGCCCGCGTGCTGCAAAGCCTGGGCGAAGTGGCCGGCACAGGCAGCGCCGGCGCCAACCTGTCCACGCCAAACTATGCGGCAGGCGGACCGCAGGTGCAGGCCCCCGCAGCGGTCAGCATGCCCAGCATGCCGCAATTCAGCAGCGCGCCCAGCGCAGCCAGCGGTGGCGCACCAGACCCCGCCCTGCTCGAGGAGCTGCGCGCCGTGCGGGCCGAGCTGGCCGCCATCCGCGCCAGCGCCGCCAGTTCGGCCAGTTCGGACCAGAAGATGGCCAAGATTTTGGACGCTTCCGCCAACGGTGGCCAACCCCTCGGCACGAAAGCCATCGCATGAAAGCCCAGGTACTAGCCCCCATCA